GTCCCCCTCCGGCTCCGCCACCTCGGCCGAGCCGGAGGGGGACTGCCGGTCGGCGCCCCCCTCCTCGGCTTGCTGCAGGTTCCGCTCGTCCAGGCGGGCCCAGGTCGGCACTTCGTCGCCGGGCGCCAGCCACTGGCGCTTGGTGCCGTCCTTGCTGAGGACGTGGACGTGCACCGCCGAGCGCGCGGTCACGAGATCGTCCCGATGTCGGCGGCGAAGCTCAGGTCCGGGTTGGCGAGGATCGGCAGCGACACCGCGGCGGCCTTCGTCCACAGAGCCACCGGGTCCTTGGTGGAGTACGAGCCCGCCACGATGCCGGGCTCCTCGCCCTCCTCCAGGCCGAACTCCGGCTCGAGGCTCTCGGCGGTGGTGCCCCACAGGGTGGCGCCCATCTCCGAGGACTCCGCGTCGTTGGCGTCGCCCGCGGCCGGCAGCAGCAGCACCTTGTCCCGGGGGATGATGTACTGGCTGGAGCCGTTGACCTTGACCTGGGCGTCGTACTCCTCAAACTGCGGGAGCCCGTGAGCCTGGAACACCGCCTGCAGTTGCGCGTTCGACACCAGGTTCGGCACGCCGTTGGCGTTGGACAGCAGCTGCCGGATCTCCTCGTTGCGCAGCAGCAACCCGGTCACGGCCGACGACAGCAGGATCGCTCCCGGCGCGACACCGTTGGTCGCCTGGTAGGTCTGCTTCCAGGCGATCAGGTCGGTGAGCGGGGTGGCGTTCGCGGTGTCCGTCCACGCCGTGGCGGCGTTCACAGTGTGCGAGGCGGACCGGCCGAAGTCGACGGAGGCGACGATGCCGTTCTCCGCCAGGTCGATCTTGCCCTTGTAGAGGGCCTCGCCGCGGGCCAGCTCGATGCGGGCCGCCACCGAACGGGTCATCCGCTCGGCGTCCGAGAGGATCTGCGTGCGTACCCGGCCGGTCAGCTTCCGCTGCCGCAGCCGGTCGTACTCCCCCATGCGGATCTTCCGCGACACCGGGGGGAGCTCCCCCGTCACGCGGGCGATCCCGGGGCGGGAGCCGATCGGAGACTCGGTGTCGTAGGCCCGGAAGGAGGCGGCCTCGGCCAGTCCCTCCGCGCCGCCGCGAACGAACCGGTACTGCAGGTCGTCGATCGTGCGGTTCGGCAGCCACGCGGCCAGCCGGAACCGGTTCTGCTGCATGTCCCCGAGCGCCGCACGCACGTACCCGGACAGCTCCGCCGGGGTGACGTAGTCAGTGTTGATCAGCATCCTGGGTCACCCCTTCCTAGAAGAACGTGAGACGGCCGGCGACGTCCGCCTTGCCGTTGGCGTTGACGGCGACCGGCAGCTTGGCCTCGATGACCGCGCCGTGCCACAGCAGGGCGCCCTGCGGGTCGATGGTGTTGACGCTCGGAGCGTCGATCGCCGTCATGAGGAACCCGGCGAGGACCTCGGTTCCGTCGGAGGCGGCGTCGTTGTAGGGCCCGTACTTGCCCGTCGCTGTGATCTTCCCGAGCGGCAGGCCGGAGGGGAAGTATCCGTTGGGGTAGTGGGTGCCCGCGGTGAACGTGGACGTGTCCAGAGTGATCGTGCGGGCGTTGCTGGTTCCGTGTGCGGACGCCAGCCACGACTGGTCGTCCTGTCCGAACGACTCGGTGGTCTGTGTGAGATTCATGCTCCAGTCCCGTCTGGGGAGTTACGTGATGCTGGTCTTGGTCTTGCGCTGCGCGTACAGCTCCCGCCCGGCCTGCAGCGAGGAGTCCTTGCCGGATCCGCTTCCGCGGGGGCCCTGGTCGAAGCTGCGGGCTTTCGGCCTGGGCTCCTCCGTGTCAGGCTTCGTCTCGGCCTTCGGCGGTGCGAGCCTGTCGACGAGCTCGGCCAGGCCGGCCTCGTCGATCTCGCCGTCCTCGCCGACGAAGCGGGCGAGGTTGAGGTCGTCGGCGACGGAGGCGGCGTGCGGGATGCGTCCAGCCGCCGAGGCGAGGAACCCCTGCCTGGCGAGCTTCCCGGCGAGACGAACCCGCTCTTCAGTGCGCGCCTTCGCGGACGCCTCCTCGACCGCCTTCTCCTGCTCGGTCATGGACTGCTTGCGAAGCTCGTCGCGCTCCTTGGCTGCGCTCGAGTTCTCCTTCGCCCTGGCCTCCCACTTCTTCTGCAGAGCCCGGTACTTCTCGGCCTCGGCCTTCCAGTCGGTGGGGTCCTGTGCGTCGTCGGTCCCGGACTGCGTCGAGGTGTCGCCCGTGTCGGGCTTGTCGCCACCGGCCGTGTCACCCGAGCCGGATCCCGTGTCGCCGCCGTCGGCGTAGAAGACCGGCGAGAAGGCGTGGGTCGGGTAGAGGTGGGACCAGCCGGATGTGAGGTCGAGCGTCCGGCGCCGTGCGAAAGGGCGTGCGCGCATGCGTAGTACTCCCGTGTCGGGCTGATGTGTGAGATGGCGCTGCCGTGTCGGCGGCGCTGGTCACCGGCCGGGGATGCCATCCGGGCCGGTGAAGTCCTGGCGGCGCAGGGCCATGAGAGGCCCGAGTTCGCCGTGCTGGCGGTCGATGATGATGTCCCGGTAGTCGGGGAGCCGGCCGCCTCGGTCGGTCTTCCCGGTCCCGGCCTGGACCGCGTCATGCGCGGCCTCAAGCAGGTCGGGGTCGATTACCTGGCTTGCGTCTTCCCCCGCGGGCAGCGGACGGGTGCCGCAGTCGCAGCCCGGATGGATCGGCATCAGGCGTTCCTTGCGGTACCGCTGAGTGCTGGCGATCACGCACATGGCGCAGTTGTAGGAGCCGCGCAGCACCCTGCGGTAGAACTGCACCCGGCTGTCACCGGCAAGGACTTGGCGTGTCGCCTCTGTCCGCACCAGTTGCAGGTCCGTTCCTGTGATCGAGGTGAGGCGGGTCTGCCCTTGCCGGACAGCCTCCGTCATCGACTTACCTTCCGACAGGGCCGTCCAGATGGTCACGAACGGCCGCCGGTACACCTCTTCGGGCGGGACGCCCCGAATCGCTTGCGGGATCTGCACCCCGCGTGCCGCGGCTGCGCCGCCGAACATGTCGGCAACCATCCCCGACAGGTAGGCGTCGGTGAGGGCACCCATCTGCTGCTGAGCGCCCTGCACGATCGGAAGGATCTGCTCGACGAAAGCGTCTGCATCCTCGTCCCGGTAGCTGCCGCTGGCGCCAAACATCTGGAACACCAGGGCAATCAGGCGCTGCCGCAGCGCCACCGTCACCGATGTGTACCGGGCGTCGAGCGCCGCCTGGGTCGCTTCGCTCACAGCCCGGTCCGCTCAGACTGCGGCGAGGTCGGCGGCCGACCGGGAACCGCCGCGGGGATCGCTGTGGCGGCCAGCAAGGCGGCGCCTGCTGCCTCCGAGGTGATGCGGCGTACCCGTTGCGGCGACTCGCCCATGTCCTCGGCGAGGATCGCCAGGGGATAGCCGACGCTGTGCTTCTTCGTCGCCGCGTCCGCGATGACGCTCGGGTTGAGGCGCCGCGGATCCGCCCACCGCACCTCGGCCTGCGAGTAGTCGCGGTCGACGCCGGCCTGCCGAGCGCATAGCGCAAGGACGTCCTCCCACGACTCTCCGAGTGCCGCCTGGTGCTCACCCACCTTGGCCAGGTGATTGACGTCCAGCGCATTCACCGTGTCGGCAGAGATGTTCACCAGGTCGGAAGCGAAGTAGTAGGCCGGGGTGTGCGACAGGACGAGCATGTCCCGCACGTCCGACTCGTGCTCCTTCAGAAAGCCGCTCAGGTCCGTGGCATCCAGCTGCCCGAACTTCGCGTTCTCGCCCTCCGAAGCCCAGATCGCCGACGGCGACGGAACGAACGGCTGCTCCACCACCTCAAGGCCCGTCGCGGGATCCGTGCGCTTGCGGAACTTGTGACCGGTGATGAATTTCTGCCGGAACGCCGAGTAGCGTGCTGCCGTCATCCTGTTCAGCACGCCCAAGTTGATGCGGTCCTGGATGTCGAGCACGCCGGCGAACTCAGGTACGGGTTCTTCCATCAGATCGGGGCGGCACTCGAACGGAACAACCGGGACGGCGCCCAGGTCGTGCTGCTCGAACTTGCCGTCCGGCTCCCAGGACTCCTGACCCCACGGCAACTGTCCCGGCCCGCGCCGCTGCGGCGTCCTGTACCGCTGCAGCCCGCCAGGAAGGTACACCGTGGCCCGGCCGACCCGGTGGATGTCGTCCCACCAGGCCTTCAGGGCGGCGGACCGCTCCCCCGTAGCGGGATCCGTCTCCACAATGACCTGCCGCGGATGCTCCGCCGTGATCAACGGGGATGGAGTCTCACTGTCCGGCTCAGTTCGCGACGGATGGGGGCCGACGATGACGTAGGCCTGAGCCTGCGCCATCACCGTCCGGTAGAGCAGCTTCTGGCGCGAATCCAGCTTGTTCGCCTGCCACCAGCGCAGCGCGTCATCGTCCGGCTTGCCCTGCGCGTCGGTTACGCCCAGCACCTGCAGACGATGCACCGGCGCATCCGCCACCGGCCGGCAGAAGTTGGTCCGGCTCTTGCGTTGGAAGTCGAGGAACGCCGCCGCCGCGTTCTTCGGCAGAGACGGAAGCGGATGCTTCCCGCTGTAATAGTCCCACCAGCGGTCCAGATCCTTCTGCCGGTCCCGCATCCTGCGGCCAAGCCTGAGCAGCCACCAGTCCGGCGTGCTCGGGGTGTCATCCAGCACGAAGTCACCCCCCGCATCTCGTCAGAACGTGAAGCCGCCCATCGGCTCTTCCTCTTCAGCCAGCCCCTTGGCCACCGCATCCAGCCGGGCCTGCCACGCCAGCACTGACGCGATCGCGGCGTCGATCTTGCGCGCCGAGTCCGGATGCTCCTTCATGATCTGGACACCGGATCGGCCCTTACGTCGCCGGGCATTGAGCACATGCCGGGCTAGAACACTGGAGCCGTCGTGCGTCAGCTCCTTGTCGAGGACTGCGGAATGGAACTTCTCCAGCGCACGGACGATCAGGTTGGACCGGCCGCCCGTCATCCACCACTCGATCGGGTGATCACGGGTCGCCTTTACCTGCAGGCTCGCACCCCAGCGCGCCTCCCAGTCGGCGACGTGCCCCTCCCACTTCGCCGGGTCCGCGTACATGCCCACCACCCGGAAGCGAGAGAACGCCTCCTCCACCGAGGCCAGCACCTCCAGCACCGGCACCCGCCAGTCCTGCCCGGCCGGCCCTTCCGGCTGCTCCCAGCAGCCCAGCAGGAATAGGTGTCCGTCGGAAACCCGGCAGCCGACCAGGGCCGTAGCGTCGGTGACACCGCGAGCCCGGGCGCGCGAACCGTCAAAGCCCAGCACGACGGTCTCTCCGTCGGCGACGATCCTCGACGCGTCCGAACATCCGGCCCACTCCGGCTGCGACAGCCACGAATCGCTCGCGTGGGTGATCTGGTTCAGGAAGTCCGACCGCATCACCTGCGGATCATTCGACATATCCCAGAAGTCCCCCACCAGCCGGTCGATCGGCGACCAGCCGGGCGGACACGGCGGCGAATGCAGTACGCAGCCGGCCTGATGATCCGAGCTGTCGCCGTAGGCGTAGCGCAGGCCCGCCACCAGCGACTCGCGGTCCGTTGGGTCCGTCTCGGGCGGTGCCTCCCGGTGGTCCCACAGCAGGCCGTCCTCGCGCGTGCGGCCCTCCGCTATCGCCTTGGCGAACGCGGCCGTCTCCTCCGCCACCGACCCCATGCCGGGGATGTAAGCGTTCGGAGACTCCAGCGTCGTTCCACCGATCTTCGCCGCATTGGAGCGCATGACCTGGGCAAGACGCCGGCCGCCGTTGCTGGCCGTCCACTCCTCCGTCTGGTCCAGCACTGCGAACAGGGCCTTGTTGCCCTTGCGGGAGGTGGCCGACGAAGTGACCTGGTCGATCTTTCCGCGCGGCAGGTTCACGAACGTGTCCAGAGGCTCAAGCCCCGGATACTCGTCAATCACCGGGCCCAGCCGGAGCATCTCCAGCAGTGGAGCCCACGTGTTCTGCGTCTGATCCTCAGAAACCGCAGCCACCTGCACCAGCGGGGTGCGGATCCGCTCCCAGCCCATACCGACCGGTTCACCGCTCGCGTCCCAGCCAGCCGGAACAACCGGGCCGAGTGCCTCCGCGCAGGCGATGGCCGCCAGCAGCGGCGACTTGCCCCAGCCGCGAGGGCGGGACAGGACGCCACGGCGGATCCGGCGCTTGCCGGTCCCTGGGTGGAGCTCGTAGAAGCGGAGGATGAACTCGGCCTGTTCCCGGGTGGGGACGAACGGCTCATAGTCGGGCCGGTCCGGAGCCGCGAGCATCTCCAGGATCCAGTCGAGGACCAGGTACCCGAGCGTCGGCAGTTCGCCCTCGAACTCAGGCCCCCGCCACGGCATCGGTACCCGCTCCCGACTCGCCTCCCTCGCCAGGGAAAAGCCCCTTGCCGAGGACATCCTTCTTGATGAAGTCCAGGCAGGCTTCTTCCGTCTGGAACGAAATCGACAGCCAAACCTGCAAGCCGGGGAGCTGCAAGAACGGCCGCCACGGGAACTCTTCGTTGTGGTCGGGGTCGTCCTCATCAGTCTCGCTGGCAAACCAGCCCAACGGCTGCACGTACCTAGCCATCGCCGGCCGCCTTCTTGTCCTTGGCGAACGGCAAGGCGTGCAGTGTTCCGTACCGGGCCTTCGCGTTGGCGCCATCCTCGGGCCGCTTCGCGTCCGCCTCATCCGCCGCAGCGAACTGCATGCGCAGACGCGCCCGATCCTCCATGGTCGCGCCGAACTTCGCCACCCGCAGGCGCAGTTCGGGAGCCGCCGAAAGATCACCCGCCCACACCTTCGCGTGGATCAGCGCCGTGTCCAGCAGGAACTCCCAGTCGGTGCTGCTGAAGTGCTCAGCCTGCGGCGAGGCAACCCACGTCGCCCACCACTCCCGCGTCCGCTCCGGCCACACAAACTCGACGATGCCGTCCTCGCCCGAGTTGATCCGGAAGTCCGGCAGGTCCGGAGCCTCCGCCTGCTCGAACCGCAAAATCGTCTGCGCCACCGGATCCTTGTTCGCCCGCGCCCGCCGACTCACATCCTTCGGCGGAGGTCCCACACCAGCCATGCCCATACCTCCCGTGTCGGGTACGCCGCAGCGACCCGTGTCGGGCAGCTACAGCAAGGCGTCGATCAATCCACTCAGGTCACCCAAGCGAGGAGGCGTGTCGCCCCACGTGTCGCCAGTGATCGCGATGTACCTGCCATCGGCGTACAGCTCGACCGAGCCGCCCTCCACCGACAGCCGCCGGCCGCGCTCCAGGCGGCCGAAGCCCCAGATGTGCAGTCCGTCGCCGGACACCGAACGCTCAACCCAGCAGCCCGGCGCCAGATCAACCAGCCGCCGCGCCCAGCCGGCCAGCTCGCCGTCCACCAAGCAGTGGTCCAGATCCACGCAGGCGACGCCATCACCGTTGAGAACGAAGCCCAACCCGGCACCAGCGCTGCTCGCCGCAGCTGCACGGTGGGAAGACCAGGTCTCAGGAGCCGTGCTGCTCGCCGGATTACCCGAGACCGTCACCGGAACCTTCCGACCGGTCCGGCGGATCCACCGCGGCCGGCTCGTCAGCTCAGACGGGACAGTGCGGCGCATGCGGCAAGCCGCAGTCCGGCAACGACCCGAGCAGTAGCGGGCGTTGTGCGCATGCCGAGCCCCCAGGTGCTCCCGGCAGTGCTCACAACGTCGCGTGTTCATGCCCCAAGTCTACCGGGTGATGTAACGGCAATCCATACTCTGACCTGCGAATATGAGACCGTTACGAGCGAGCCGGACAGGCCCGACGTGCTCAGTGGGCGCCTGCCGCACCGGCCACCTCGACAGACCAGCCGGCGCACCGTAGGCCGCCAGACAGCCACCCAAAGGGCCAGGAGGGGCGAATCCCCCAGACCCGTAGCC